CCCCACGCAATCCCCATTTGTCACCACCACCCCCCACCGGCCACCACATGCTCCCACAAAGACCCACATGGACTCACCTTGCTAACTGCCGAGGTAAGACGGACCTTATGTTCCCGAAGGAGTATAAGGACATTACGTACATCACCAAAGCGCGCCAGATATGTAAGCATTGTCCGGTGAAGGACCTGTGCCTGGACTACGCGCTGGAGTTCCCACCTGCGGATATGCATGGGGTGTGGGCAGGGCTGACACCGCGACAGTTGGCCGCCGAGCAGCGCAAGAGGGGGATCACACCGATCCGCCCGACGATCGCGCAAATGTGGTCGAGTAGTAAGTCCATTGGAACTCATTCAACAGAAATTGGTGGATGACGATCGCGCAAATGTGGGGCGACTGATTCTATTGCACCCGGATTCCGCAGTGCGTACAGAAGCCCATTCCGTCTGACTGCCAGCGGCCTTCTTCGTCCAGCGCGGGGCACTTCGTCTGACCGCAGGGGCCGGTGATCTTCTCACCGGTGGCCCAGGCTCGAATCTGGTCAGCCGTCGTCGGTAGTGGCCTCGTCGCTACGGGTGGGGCCGGCAGCGCTCCGTCCTCTTCGAGCCACTTCTTCACCGCGGACAGGAGCACAGCGTTCACACTCGTGTCGAGTTCGTCCGCCCGCTCGATGATCTTGTTCTTCATCCAGCCTGGGACTCGTAACTGTAAGTAGACAGTCCCAGTTGTGGTGGCTACTTGTGGCTGCCTACCCATAGTTATTACTTTACAACTACTTACTGTAGTGACTGGCCGGCGTCGCGCTCGATCAGCGTCACCAGGTACTCGGTGATCGACATGTCGTTAAGGCTGGCAACCTCAATAAGATGTCGCTTAATCTTCGGCGTCAGTTTGATTGTCAGCGTTGGGTTGTTGGTTGGCTTGCGGCCGGGGCGATTCATTTGGTGATCCTGTCAACGATAAGGAAGGAGGCGATGCAAAAGATTGTTAGAAGTAAAACATCCATATTTTTTACCTACATTTTTCTACAGTTTTTCCCAGGAATTTAGCGGATTTTCATCCCACATTTTAGACAGCGTTCTCCGCGAAGATTCCATCTCCTGTATTCCAAGGGATGGGAACATTCGAGCAGGTCTTTGGCGGCGGCATTCAGAGCCTCGCGGATAAACTCGCTCAGCGTTACGCCTGACTTCTCTGCGGCTTCCTTCCACCGGAGGTGATCCCCCTCGATGGCGCGTATCAGAACTTGTTTCGAGGCCGGCGCTCCAGGCTTTGAACCGATATTGGATACGCGCGAAAGTTTCATCGTTTCCGCAACATGGTCTACCGCAGAGTTCAAATTGTCCTCTTCACTCATACGCGCTCTCCTCCCGGGGCTGTGCGGTGGGTAGCGCGCGCGGGGCTTCAGAGTCCCCTGTGATCTGGCGCACGACATCTAGAGGCAGTACGCCGGCGGCTCCCATGAGTTCGAGCAACTTACGCGCTTCCTGCTCAGCGGACACCAAAGAGACCGCCAGAGGGGCGTCAGCGCCCGCCAGAGCGGCTCTGGCCGGTTGGTCACTTGTGTCTACCGTGAGCGATACGTTCGTCTGCTCCATGCCCAGCAACTTACTCCGCCGGTCCATGATGGCCAGCACCTGTTGAATTGCCTTGAGATCAGGCTCGACCGTCGTTTCCGTGCCGTCGTTGAGGGCCACCTTGCGGTGCTGAGTCATCGGCCAGACGGCCTGCTGCAGTGCGTCTAGTCGCTCCAGTTCCATTCGAAGCACTTCTGGGTACGCCATGAGCGCTTCTTTGTTTAACTTCTGTAGTTGCCGCTGGATCGCATTGCTACATGCGCCTACCGATATGCCAAACCGTCGTGCAATTTCGTTGACAGATACGCCGGCTTGGCGCATCTTGAAGATGCGTAGATCGCGCTCGGCTAGGAACTCTTTGGATAAGCCGGCCATTACGGCTCCCGGAACTCGATGACTCTGAAGGGGAACAACTCGTCTCGCTGCATCCTCCGCGGCCAGTTACGAACATCGCGCCCGCCTCGGAAGTTTTTGACAATATAAGTATACCTCTCGGTAGCCACTGGATCAGGCTCTAATGCCAATCCGAATTCAGGCCAGCGCGACCAGACCGCGGAGCCGAAGGGCCGCAGGTCTCTTCCGCCTACCGATGACCCCAAAGGTGCGTGATGTTCCAGCCATAGGGCGCACTTGTAGTGCGTGCGGATCGAGTCCAGGTACTTCGCCACCTCGATGGCGATCGATTCGCTGGTTCGTGAGCCTGGATCAACGAACGCTTTGTACAGCGGGCCCAGGCAGATCAGTTCAGGCCTGGTGCGCTCGATGACGTCCTCGACCAGAATCCTGTCCTGGGAGTTGAGTAGGTCAAGGCCGGCGGGCTTGATGAGGAGATGCGCCTCGATCTTGGTGGAGCGGGCCCGCTCTTGTGCCGCCCGCATGATCTTGGATGATGTGCGCCGGATGATGCGTGCGGGGTTTTCGAGGTCAATCGTCAAAGTTCTGATCGGCTTCATCCGGCCCCAGGTGAATGGCTGAATGCCGGCAGCGGACATGATCGCCACCTGGCGGGCCAGCATCGTCTTGCCTACACCTTCGGCCGCCACCACAATCACCCGCTCGCTGCGCTCGAGCGCGCCCGGGATGACCCAGTCATAATCCTCGTCAACACTTTCAGCGATGAACTCCGCCCAGTCGACCAGGGTCCCTGAGTCGTAGAACCCTTCGTCATCGAACTGGATGCGATCGATCGCGTTGCGGGCCCGGGTCAACTTCTGCTGGATTGTCAGCCGCTGATTGTCGTGCAACTTATGCAAACCGTCGATCAGTTCTGCGAACTCGTCGCGCTCCTGGATCGGTTCAGGAGATTCTTCTAGCGGGTTGTAGGGGATAAGGTTGGCGAGTGGCTCTCCTCTTCCCAGAAGTTCGGCCAGATCCTTGGCGTTATCCGGCGGCCGGAATGCCTCGACTTCGCAGCCGGCGGCCTGAAGTTCGCGAAACACGTGAGCCGCATGTTCGAGTCCTGTCTTATCGTTGTCAGCAATAATCGTGACTGATGTGCCGGCCAGGGCTTCGGTGTGAATCCGCTGCCATGAGCCCGCACCGTTGGGCATCGTCGTTGCGACTTCACCGGTTTCGTTGACAGCATCGGCATCCTTCTCGCCCTCAACGACCCATATATGCCCACCGTTGGCCGCTGCCTGGACAACTGCCGGCAGGTTGTACAGAACCTTGGGCGTTGATCCCAGTGAGTATGTCCACCCGCCGCGGCCGTCTGGCTTGCGCTGGCGGAATGTCTTCTTGCCGAACTGATCAACGAAGCGCTGCTTCTGGAACAGCATCTCCCCGTTCTGGTCGTAGTAGTTGTAAGCCTTGACAAGGGTAAGGCGCGGCTCTTCGTCCTTCTCCTTGCGCGGCGGCATCAGGTCCTTGACATCGAGCCCCACCGCAGCGCAAATCTGATCGAGGGAGCAGGGCGTCCCCCGGTGGCACGTGACGAGCACGCGGCCGTCGTCCCCCTCGGCAATGTGCATCGAGGGATTCTTGTCGTCATCCCGGCATGGGCACCTGGCCATCCATCCTGAGCCGTCCTTACGCACACCGTTGAGGCGCTCCAGGAAGTTATCGACCTCGGTTGATGCCATAGTGCTCCCTCTCCCATTCTGCTACGACGAGCCTGTACACAGAGAGAAACGATTCGCGATCCCCGTTGGTGTGGAGGCCGAACGCGCTCGTGCCGCCAAGGCGGTTCAAAGTTACACGAACCAGGGGATGCATGTCAAGTATTTCGACGCCGGCTCCCGCAGAGTCTGCTATCGAACGGAACTGCTGCCACGCGATGATGGGCTCCAGCGGGGCTTCGATCTTCTGAATGAGGACTCTTTTGCGCACCGTGCCTACGCGCGGCATGAAGCGCTCATCCTCGATAATGAGATCGTCAATTACGCGCAAAACATTGACGCCGTCGATGTCCTGGAGTACGTGATACCAAGTCTCGTACATTTCCTTCTTGGCCGACATGACCAAGTTCTGGTTCCAGGCGGAACAAACTCTGTCAACTATTTTGACAATCTCTTCCTTGGTCACTCTTCCTCCATGAACGCACGGGCCGCGTCGGTCTCGCCCAGGGCCAGACTAACAAACCGTTGCACGTGGTCATGGGACCTGAAGATCAAATCGATATCGGTGTACTTGGCGCCGCGGGGATTGTCTCCCATATGCCAACCGGACTTCGCGCATCCCCTGATGGCGAGCCGGCACGTATCGATTCCGTAAATGCACAGCGCCGCAGCGATACGCGCGTAGCGCTTTTCCGTGAGAAGAACACCGGACGCCGCAGATTGGTGAAGAGTTTGCTGCCAAAGTTGGAACAGTTCGACAACTTCAGCGTTATTTGCCTTGGCAACATAAGCACGCGATTCCGCGGAGGTGTGTTGTACCGGCAATTCAGGAACAACCTTTTGAACATTTGGATCGTCAAAAAGTGTCAGTTGTTCATCTTCATCATTCACAGTAGGCCTCCACCCTATCTCTAGTTTGTTTGGGTTTCTTACCCTACACCGTACCAGGCTCGATCTTCGCTTTACCTTCACCCCAGGCTTACTTCTGAGGGAGAGCCGGAGAGCGGGAGAATAGGCCCCCCTACCCCCAGAAGGGTGTTGAACCCTGGAGGTATTAAGGGGCATATCCTAAAGATCACTTCCGAGGTTTTCACCGGATCGCGTGGTCCATAGGCGTAAGGTCCCTAAGTTTCCTTACGACCGCGCTGGAGTTGCACCAGTCCTCAATACAGTTCTTCTAGCGACGGCTGCTGGCGGTCCCGCCCATTCCTTCCGTCACTGCATCGAGCAGCGTTGTTCCGTTTATGTGGAGGAAAGCCCCCTCAGAGAGGGAGACGGAACCATCCTCGTCTCAACATGATACCAATGGTTGAGTACCCGGCAATGTCAAGCAATGTGTCAATTTTGGATTCATCGACTTCTGGGGCGTAATCCTGGGTCGAGAGGTTGTCAAGACGCGAAATCTTATCCCAGACTCGAATCATTAAACCCTTCTGCCCGAACCGCAGGATGTTGTTCGGACCATAGTCGTGCTGCTTCTTGCACAGCGTGGTGACCAGGGTCTTTGCCGAAATCGCGGAGTCATCTTGAATTGAGTATTCAATCGCCATCGATCCAAGGGTGGACCATCGAGCAATCAGTAAATCGGTCGTCGGGCTCTCGAAGAAATCATTGATGATCTTCTCGTGATGCTCCTTCAGGCCGGCCACTGAAACCTTCGCATGAGGACGCACGCATCCAAAGATGATTTCGCTTGCGGTTTCGGCCGCCTCTTTCCAGGTAGTCGGCTCGATATGCATACCGTCATTCTTATCACGACTGGTCATCGAGATCGTCATCAATATCGGCAAATCCTGCGAGGCCTTCCTGAATGTAGTAGTCATGAAGCGCAGCCGCCGTCAGTTCGAAGTACTTGCGATTCAGTTCGTCCACGCATCCCTTCAGGATCGTGTCTTTGTCCTCCCAGGGCCGGCGCTCCTGAAAGTGTTCGATCAACTTCTTGATCCGCCACTTGTAGGCACGCGCGTTGAATGCCACGATGACGCGCTTCTTATCGAACGTAGGGTGGATGATGGGGCCCGCCTCGTGCTTCATTGCTATGTCGCCGGCCAGGATGACCGTGGCGGAAAGTTCGCCAGACTCCAACTCGAAAATAACTCCATCGTCAGGTAGTGAGAATGTCATGATTGTTCCCTAGTAAACGCTTATAGGGGGCAGCGCTAGGCTACCCCCTATAAATCTCAGTTGTTGATGTTCTTGGTGATCTCGTCGAACGCTTCGCGCTCGGCCTGTCGGGCGGCCATGAACTTGCGAAAGTCCTCGGACACCTCTGCGTCGAGTTCTTGCGCGTGCTCCTCATCGTCGGCGTGATACTTCGCCCAGTAGGCAGCGCGCCCCTCTTCGTTCATGTCACGAACCTCGCGGTCCCAGGCGATCCACATCCCGATCCCGCTGAGTTCGTTGTACTCCTCAGGGGTGAGACCGGTGACGCGGAGCAAATACTCCTTAATGTTGGACAGCGTGGCCGGCGTGAACTTTCCCTCAGCCATGACCTTGGCCATCATGTTGCTTCGGGCCTCTGACAGCCAGACCAGTTTGTCGGTGTCGAGTGGGTGCATCCCATCGAACGGGGGCTTGTAATCGAAATCGAACATTGTTCTCCTCAGGTGTTGGTGGTGACTGCTTGCCACAGGGATTGCGGAAGTGGCGATCCGAACTGGAAATCTTCCAGTGCTTCGAGTTCCCCGCAGGCCGAGCAGACGTGCGTCTTGTTGTCGGTGCGGGAGAGCGCGCCAGGGTATTCGCCTCGGCGTACGTTGTTGGGGATTCCCCCAAAACAACGCGGACAGGTGTGTAGGTCCATGATAATCATTCCTCTGTTACCTCGATATCGATGGTGGATGCGCTTCGCACATCCCAGCCATAGAAATCCTTGATGATGTTGCTGGCAAGATCGATGGCGACATCTTCGTCGCCCTCAACTCCTTGTACGTGAACTGTCATGGAGAAGTAATCGCCGACGAACAGAACGGCGTAATCCTTCTCAACCATGCTGATGGTCATGATGTCTCCTTTGTGAGATTTGCTTCGGTCAGGGCTTCCTTCAGGGCGGTCAGGAGGAGGAAGTCGTCATCCTCATCCCCTGCTGATACGCGACCCCACATCTCTGACTCCGTGTCCCACACGGGCTTCGTGGGATCACAGATGGAATCGGTGATCTCGAAATGTGGGTCGCCGTTCTCATCGAACGTAGCGCAGACCACGAAGTGATGCTGTTTCATGTTTGCCTTTCGGTAGTAGGTAGTAAGTATGTGGTGGCAGTCGCCTGCCACTGAGGCAATCCTATCAGTTGGTGCTGATAGCGGTCAAATCGAAGAACTCGGGATAGGTGCCGGCGAAACCAACGTCGGGGTTGGCATCCTCCACCACCTCGTAGTCGAGATCGCCGTTCGCGTTGGCCGAGAGATGAATGGTGATGAAGTTGTTGTTACCAATGTGGATGCCAACGATCACTTCCTCTCCGTTCTCGATCCTCGACGTGAGCGAACGCTCCGGGAGTGTGAATATGTGGGTGAGATGTGTCGAGTTCACGACTTTCCTTTCAGTGATTCTTTGTGCCAGATCAGGCCCTGAAGCAGGCCGTCGGTGACGCTGACGCGGAAGGTTCTCCACAGATCATCGTCATCGAGGATGTATGACGCAACGGCATTCAGTTCGTCGTCGGTGGCGGTGTTCGCACACCACACGAGTGCTTCGTGCCAACTCTCCTCGGTGCCGAACAACTCGGCATCGATCATCTCCCGAGCCTCCTCACGGAGAGCGGAAGGCGAGAATGCCATGGTGTTGCCGTACGTCATGTCGGTCAGGTTGATGGGCTTGCCGGCTTCGACTGCGAGGTCGAGAACCTGCTGATCGTCGAAGTAGTCGTCACCGCTCATGGCATCCAAGATTTCCCTGGGGACACTGACGATGACGCACTCGTCGGCACTGATGATGGTGCCGGTTCCTTCGTGGACGATGTACTTCATTGGTACTCCTCTGTAGTTAGTAGGTGGTGGCAGTCGCCTGCCACTGAGGCAATCCTATCACCTGTAAGCGAATGGATCAAATCAGTACTCACACGGCCCATGTATCTCGGCCGAGTAGCACTCTTCGTGGTAGTTGCCGTAGCGGTACTTGCCGGTGATGGGGTCGGTGAAATCGACGCGGACTTCGTGGTCGAGATAAATCTGCTTCTCGCACTCGTCGCACTTGAATCCAGAACACTCGGCACAGCCCCAGCCGTCATCCACGGGAATGCGGTTGATGAACTTGCCAATCAGTGATCCATCGTGGCGTGTGGCCCCGAGGGCGGTGGACTCACCGCAGTATGTGCAGGGGTCGATACCCACGATCACGCCTCCTCGAACTTTGCGAAATAAGCATCCGCGTCGAACGCCTCCGCATCGAGGGCGCACTGCTCGTGCGCAAAGCCATCCTCGAAACGAACCGGCCCATTGCCGAACATGGCGAGCATGACCTCACCGCACTCGCAACAGTTATCGCCGTCGGCGTTGCGCAACTCTGTATCTTCATGGGGGGTTCCCATAACTCTCCTTTGGTAGTAGGTACTAAATGGCAATCTCTCAACCGCCAAAGCCAAATCTATCAGATAAATGGCTGGCCGTCAAATCGAAACAATCCGCGCAAACCTTGACACATACGCGCACCGTGGGCTAACTTATTGACATGACCCGAGACGAACAGTTCCATACGCGCGTTCACATGATCGAGAAATACGCGCGAGAGAATGGCCACACAAATATCCCGCTGTCGCACAATACGCGCGGTGCGGCCGGCGAACGAGTCGCCATCGGCCGGTGGGCCAGTTACATCAAGAGTCGCTACCGAGCGGGGCTCTTGACCATCGAGCAGGCTCAGGCCTTCGAGCACATCCCTTCATGGGAGTGGGAGGCTCGTGCGCCTGGGGCGAAGATGAACATCGCTATGCACCGTGATGTCCACACGCTGCGCGGGATGCGACTGAGCCTACAGCAGATCGCGGATCGAGTAGGTTTGTCGCGTCAGCGCGTCCATCAAATCCTGAAAGGAAAGGCACAGTGAAGCAGTTGCGTTCAACCGACAAGCGCGAAGTCGAGTACGAGTGGGACGATGACGATGAACGGGTGTTCGTGCGTCGGGTCAATACGCCAGTCGGACTGATCCTCGCTGCGGTGACCGGTGCCTTCGAGGGCGTGCTGGCCTACGCGATTCTCCTCAACCTCAACGAGGCTGAGGTGCTGGCTGTCCAGCCACGGCTGTTGCCATTGGTCGGTGCCGGCGTTGCGTGGCGGTACTGGCGAACACTCGACAACTTTCTACGCAAGTAAAGCACAAAGGGGCGAGCCTTTCGGCCCGCCCCTCTGCGTCACCTACCACCAGTGATCAGGTGTCCTTGACTGTTGTTGCCAAGAAGCGAATGTCGAGTAGTAAGTCCACCATGACTGGTGCCTCCACGACCGTCTTGTGCCCGATCTCGCTCAGGGCGAAATCGATCTTGGCCAGCAAGGAATCGAGTGCTGTTACTTCTTGGTCGAGCGTGGGTTTCACACCGTCACCGCTGTGAGTACGTCGATCAGTTGGACGAGCGAGTCCTTGGCCTCGCCTCGATTGCCATACGCAGTGTACGCATCCTCGACGAACACATCCCACAGGGAGTCGTTGGCGATGATGTAGTCGTTGGCACCACCGTGGCCGGCGTTCTCGACCGTGGCAATGATCTTGTCGCCGGCCGTGAGACTGCCCACCCATGCGATCCCACGGGAGTGTTCCATCTCGTCCGTGATCTTGAGTGAGTATTTCCGCTCATCGAGCATGGAGTCGTCGAGCGGTTGCTGGACGTACATCCGGAACTCCTCGGGAATCGAGTTGTAGTTGTGCGTGGTCATCGGTTGTTGCTTCTCCATTCGCAGTAAGCGTTGTAGGTCTCGTCGTTGTCAGGGTCGAGGCCGTTCGCCTCGCACCATTCGTCGTATGTCGGGTTCGGGTCGAACACTCGGATTGTCATGAACTCTCCTCGTCGTGCGTCAGTTGTAGTCCTGAAACGATGGACACCGGCTCGTATGCGTCCGTTGGGTCATCGCCCCACGACAAACCTCCGGTAATCAACCAGTCGGTTCCGTTGATCCTCCGCACCTCCGTGTCACGAGAGCCATGCTCGTAGTACGAGTACACCTCTTCGATCTTGCCGATGACATAGGAGACCGCCTCGGCATACTCCTCCTCGTCGGTCGCCTCATCAAACTCACGGGCGAAATACTCGGATAGAACATGGAGCAGAACCTCGGGTTCCATGGATTTGAGTTTGATGATTGCCTCGTCCTTGGTCTTGACAATCGGAGCCATGGCGATAGTCAGGTCGGCACTCATGACCCCACCTCAAATGAGGCCATGAGCGCAATCTGATTCTCGCAGTATTCGAGAACATCGGACTGGAGGTCACTCATCTTCTCGAAGTAGGAATCCCAGTCGATGTCGTCTTTCGCCTCGTGTTCGACAATCTCGGCGTACCGCTTCGTGTAGCGGTCGGGCAAATCCTTGTCATCGAACGAGGTGTAGAACATCGTCGCCACGCCGTTGTGGAAGTGCGACGCACCGACATACAGGTTTGCTTCCTCTGTCACGGACACCTCGAACACCAAGTTCGGGAAGCGTTCGCTCATCTTGGAAACCAGCCCATCTGCCGGCGACCACGCAGTCTCGTAGTACATCGAGACCTGTTCGTGCTCCTCGTCCAACTCGGGGTCGTTGTGCTCGAAGCGAGGTGCCCACTTGGTTCCCCACTCCTTGTTCGCCCAGTCGTACCAGTCGGTGTAGCCGGTCTCGGCGTATGCCTTCTGCCCAGCCTCGTAGAACTTGATGTTCTCGGCACAGAGTTCGTCGAAACGCTCCTGCGTCATCTGTCCCTCCGCCAACATCTCGACCCAATTGGGGTGCGGTTCAGGCGAGTAGGGGACAGGTGAGCGAGTGCCCATGAGTGCCTCGGGCATAGGGTGTGCTTTGGTCAGGTCGTAACTGATAGCCCCAGTCTCGGGGTCGGTGACCTTGATGAACTCCAGGAACTCCTGAAGGTCGTGGATGGCAGTCTGCTTGGACTCGGAAGTCGAGCGGACGGTCATCGAGTTGTATGCCCAGTTCGGCATGATGACTCCTTTGTAGGTAGGTACTTGATAGGTGTGGGTTTCCCCACAAACTCGATCCTACACCAGCGGTGAGGCTGGGTCAAATCGAGGGGTGGGGTGGGGACAAGGAGAACAAACCCTGCCCCACCCCTCTCGCGGTCAGGACGCGGAGAGTTCCGAACCGACGATCTTGGTCGTGAGACGAACGCCCGACTTGGCGCGTCGCAACGCAGTCACAGCCTCACCCACGGTCGGAACCATGTGAACCTGATTCTTGCGAACGAAGCCGGCCACCTGCTTGCGAAGCGGAGCAGGTGCGAACCCGTCATCGGACACCGTGACATGACCGTCGCAGACCCACACCAACGGCTCGCCCTTCTTGCGAAGTTTGTTGGCGAACACCAAGGCAGGGTAGTCCACGCCGTTGCCACCGTTGCCGGAGCGAACCGCGCTACAGACCTTGCCACGGTCGGCGAGAATCCACACATTCGGGACACCCGACGAGTTGGGTCGGTGCGAGTAGCCCACGACCACACAGCCGGGAGCCTCGTTCACGAGAGCCATCACATCGTCGTCGTTCAGCCTCATCGAGCCGGACTGGTCGATGAGAACGACACCGCCCTGCCCCTTGATCGTGCGGTCGAACACACGCTTGTCGGGGTCGGTCAGCAGTCGCTCCATTCGACGAGGCGAGACACCGATGTTGGTGGCCATACGCCGACGACCGAGGTTGCCCTTGACTCGACGAGTCAGCGGAACCGAACGATCGACGATGAGTCGCGCCCAAGTCTTGCCACCGGCCGTCTTGGTCACAGCGTCGAGTTCCTCGTCGCTCGGCTCGCCGTCGCCTTCGTGTCCGTCCACGGAGTCGTCGTATTTGAGTAGAGCGTCCACGAGCGAAGCAAACCTGAGCGTGAACTTCGCCCCCTCAGGGAGGATGCGCTCGCCCTCGGCAAGAACGGTGTCGTGATTGACGGGACGAGACGGCGTGCCGTCCGCCTTGTAGACCACGGGCGTGGTGCTAGCCATCTCACGACGAGCGTAGGTGACCGCACGAGAGTCACGCACAGGGCCGAAACGCTTGATCTCGGACTTCCACGAATCGAGCAGAGCCTTCTCGACACGCTTGGCCTTGTCAGCCATTTCGGGACTCACGGTACGCATACCACGAAGCACATCCTTGCAGGCCTTGGTTCCGGCGGTAGCCGCGATGAACAGGACGGTGTTGTTCCAGTCCTTGTTCTCGGCCAGTCGCTTGCCAGTCTGTGACTCCGACCCGTCACGCAGATTGTCCATGTCGAAGCCGGCGAGCGAGCAGAGCGTGTTCACACGAAATTCCTCCGAAGCCCGAATGGCCTCCGGCGAAATCGAGAACCCGTCGAACGAAGCCATCGACTCCGGGGACACCTTGGCGTGCATCATCTCGTGGGCGCGAACCGCACGGGAGAGGTCGTCGTCGCCGTAGGGAACCGTCATGAGACGCTCGATACGGTTGGTGAACGCCTCGCCACGAGTGGCGTTGCCTTCCTTGACAGTCCACGGGCCTTGGGGGGAGTCCTCACGAGTGAGCCACTCCGGCATGGCCACCCCCTTGGGGGTGACCACACCAGCGTTGATCTTGGTGGTCACTTGGAGACCTCCTCGATCTTGATGGCGTCCATGATGGACTTGGCGTTCTTGCCGAACACCAGCGTCGCGGCTCGCTCCGAACCCAGCGTTCCACGCAACTTGGCGTATGACTGGAAGGTACGAATCGAGTACCGTCGCTCGTCGTCTGCGTCCACGCTGGCTGAGGCCACCTCACGCAAGTCCTCCGGCAGGGCCAACAGGGCGTTCGGGTGTGGGCGGTTGATACGAATAGCCACGGGGAACCGATCCCTGAGAGCGGTCGGGAGTTCCCTCATGTCCTCGATGTTCGTCGTCATGATGACGCTGAATCCGGGGAGGGGACGGAAGGTCTGCTTGGTCGCAGGGTGCGTCCAAGAGGCCGACTCCGGCGAGTCGAACATGGCGAGCAGGAGCGACAACACATCGCCCGACGCACGGTCGATCTCGTCTGCCACGACGCGACCGCCGTGAGAGCCGTTGCCCTTCCAAGCACGGAGAACCGCGCCCTCGTTCCAAGTCCACTCGTTGCCCGTGGGCTGGAAGTGTCCGGTCACATCGGCCGAGGTCATCTCCTCGTTACAGACGACGCGGAACGCTCCGGTGGTTACATCGCCCATCGTGAGACCGGCGAAGGTCTTGCCAGTCCCCGGAGGGCCGAACAGCACGAGGCGATCGACACCCGAGGCGAGGCAGTCGTGTACATCTTGCCAGCACTGAGGCATGGCGGTATTGGTGGTGGTCATTGAGTTTGCCTTTCGGTAGTAGGTAGGTGGAGTGGTTGGCTCCGAATGAAGTCTCCCACATTCCCCCCACCCCTGTCAAATCGACGGGGTGAGGGGTCATGCGGAAAGGAGCCTGACATGACCAAATGTCAGGTTGTGAGGGGTGTCAGGAGCGGTCGCCCCGAACACCCTTCTGCCCGTACACACGCACTTGCGTGGAATACGAGATCGTGACGGCCTGCTCGACCACGGGGGTCGGGACGAGGCCGGTCTCCACGGCACTGTCGAACGCCGACGAATCGACGGTCTGCTTCAGCACCATGTTGAGGACGGTCGCCGGCAGGTTCGCCAGCAGACTGTCCATGTCGAATGAGCGACGGGGACGGTTCTCCACGGCGACACGCACCTTGTCGGTGGTCTCGTAGTGGTCGATTCCTGCGTCGTCGAACAGGGCGACGAGCAGAGCCTCCGTGTCTCGCTTGGCCTGCTCGATCTCCTTCTCCTTGTCACGGAGAACCAAGAGATCGGCAATAGCACGGTCGATGGTAAGGGACATTGGTATTCCTTTCGGTAGTAGGTATTGCGTTTCCGAATCTATCGGACAGGTGTGAGCCTGTCAAATCGAATCGGCTAGGTGTCGGGAGAACTCGACAAACCTGAATCTATCAGGTGGGTGAGTCACCGTCAAATCGGGCGAGTCACTTAGATAGTGCGTCATAGCAGGCCTGCCGAGTTGCCCCGACAAACCGAACTCTATCAGACCATACAGGGCTGGTCAAATCGAGTTGGCTTGGTGTCGAGTTGCCCCGACAAACCCAAACCTATCAGCCCTGCCACCCTCTGTCAAATCGAGGGGACACCACAAAGATTACGCGCGCGTGGATCGTCATGTGCCTACCGTGGCCTACATACGCGCGAAGTGGGAGACATACGCGCGAATCTGCCGGCCCATTACATACGCGCGAATCGTGAGGCCGCGTAAGACATACGCGCGAACGCCGCAGCCCCGCTGGTCCGTGGCCGCGCGAGCCCCGCTGGATCGAGTGCGAGCGGGGCTCCAGGGCAGCGCAGTGTGCGGGGCTCCAGAATACGAGAAGCCCCGCCGTCCAGAAAGGAGGAAAGAAACGGCGGGGCTCTCGGACACACATGGAGGTTGTGCGTCGAGCACACCCTAACCGAGAACGCCGGCCGTCATCCAGCAACACCCGAACATTTGTTCGGATAATGGCTGGCTATTTAGCGGGCTCGCTCCTTGACCATTCCGCGGTCGCGCTCGGTGGTGCCACCCCAGATGCCGTGCTCCTCATTCGCGCCAGCCACTCGACACTCATCGACGAGTGGGCACGACAGGCAGAGGGCGATGGCGATGGCCTCGCGACGGACGCGGGCCTGGGGTCGCTCTGCGTGAGGGGCGAAGAAGATTTTGCCCTTGCCCTTGCACTTGGCTTCCTCGTTGTTCATTGCCCAATTCCTTTCTTCTGGTGCGCGGACAATTCGACGATGCGCTTCAGCCAATACTCAGCACCGCCTAGCGCATACGGGTATCCATGCTCTTCGATCATGGCGGGGAGTTCCTTCAGCAGGTCTTCGATCCGCTGGACGTCGCATTCGGTGAGTGTCATTTCATTCTCCTGTTTCTGTGTTTGTAGATGATGGTGGGGTCGGCCTCCGAAGAGACCGACCCCTGAGCGGGTCACCACGATGACTGGTAGTAGAAGTCCCAGTCGTCGGGCATGGTGAGCAACTTCTCGATACGCTCGACCGTGTAGGCCAGCCCATCGAAGTACCACTTGTCGTACTCCGTGCCACCGAAGAAGAACCCGGACTCCGTGGGCAGGAGTTCGTCGGCCTTCGAGTGGTCGGCCAGCACCTCGCGACAGACGTCGCGCAGGCTTTCCAGCCCCTGACGTCCGACGTAGGACTCACGGCAGTCGTCCTCGCCACCCTGATGGTTGTCCACGAACCACTTGTGGATGGCGTTCTGCTTGCGCCAGTAGGCCACCATCACTTCGACGGTTGCGGAGGGCAAGTGGTCATCCATGAACTCGCTGACTTGCACCGCCTTCATGATGTCGGCGTAAGCCTTGCGCTCGGCCTCGGGTCGCCATTCGGCGGGCGAGGTGTATTTCTTTGCGTGTAGGTACTGATCGAGTCCCATTGGGGATTCCTTTCTGTAGTAGGTATTTGGTTGGGTTGCCCCCACCACCACTAATCCTAGTGGTGGCAGGGACAGGTTGTCAAATCAGCAACTGGCCATTTGGGTCTACCAGCGACGCCACGCTCGACCCCATCTAGGGGAAGTCGAACGGAGGTAGCACGCCAGGATCGGAAGATGCGGTGTCAGAAGTTCGGGCAGTAACACATGCACGGCAAGATCAACGGAACGCACAAGCCGGCAGGGGGAGCCAAACCGGAACCTCGACTCTGGGCGTCCTTCGTACACGACGACGAACGACCAGAGCCACGGAGCCGACAACGAGCGCACGATCAGATCGCGAGGTAGAGGCGTCGCGCTTCCGCGAGCGCGCCCCACAGCGTGTCGAACTGCTGGAACTCTCCGACCGTGTTGATGTGGCCGGTGGCGGGGTCGCTGTAGCGCACCGTGTACCGGCGCACCTTGTCGGGGCCTTTCTCGCTGGTCACGAAGAAGTCGCCGTAGGTGGTGCGACTCACGCGACTGTTGAAGAACCGCATGGCCTTTGTGTCGAAGAAGTAGTGGCCGGCGTCGATGTTCCGTTGCTTGATGGTGGTGATGGTGGTCATGATTTCCTTTCTGTTGCTGATGGGTATTGCTTCCCCCACCCCTGAATCTATCAGGGGCAGGGGTCGCTGTCAAATCAGAGGAGGTACTCCTCCTCGTCCTCGTCGTCCTCGTCCTCGCTGATGAGCACGATCTCGACACTGGCGATGCGCCCATTGACGTACGTGGCGTACACGGGGTAGGTGCCGTCGCCGTAGCCCGATGCGAACGCGATGCCGGTATCGAACGTGCCCAACTGCCCAGCACTGTCCTCATTGAGCGTCGCGCCACACGCGCCGTTGTAGGTGAACGGGTACTTGCCGTCCACGGCGTTTGCGGGGGCGTACGGCTGGTCGGCCCAGTCGTCGGCCTTGATGTAGCACGGGTCGCAGATCATGAGTTGGCCGGAGTCCACGCCCACGTGTCCGATGAGCACGGTTCCCGTGATGTTGGTGATGGTCATTGTTCCTCTTTCTTGGTTGGGGTATTGCTCCCACCACTGAATCTATCAGCGGTAGGTGGGTCTGTCAAATCGAGGGGGAGTGGGGGGCTTGCGCCCCCCGCCCTCGCTCAGTCGAGCCTGCTCCAGCACGAGGCCTTGATACCGGCCTCGCGGAGCACCTCGGCCACGGCGCGCATGGCCGCGTCCTTGCGCTCGTAGGACTGACTGCGCGCGTCCTCCGGCACGATGACGGACGACCACACGGAGAGGCCACCGCCGTAGTGCTTGCTCGTGCGCACGTTGGCCTTGAGCCAGTGAGCGAACGACGAGTTCGCGGGCTTCACGACGAGCGACGCGAAACCGCACACGCCCTCGCTCACGTGGTACACGGGTTTGGTCTCGTCGAACGAGTCGTCGAACAGACCCTTCGCCGTGCCCACGAGCATGGGGGTGGGGATGGCTTCGTGCCACGCCTTGATACCGGCCTGAACGGCGCGCGACCAGAGTTCGGCGTGACCGGCCTTGCGGGCCTTGCGGGCCTCGGCCTCGTCGCTGATCTTGGCCTTCCACGCGGCCCGTGCCTCGGCGCGGTGAGTGGAGCAGTAGGCACTCTTGCCCACTGCGGGCGTGTCGCATGAACGACAAATCATGATGATTCCTTTCTGTAGTAGGTAGCGTCAGGTTTCCCCGACAACCCCGAACCTATCACCCACAGTGTGCCGTGTCAAATCGACGCTCCGTGGAGGGGATTCGGGGGTGTCGGTTTCCCCGACAACACTGAACCTATCAGACCGTAGTGAGCGTGTCAAATCGACGCTCCGTGGAGGGGGGAGAGAGGAACACGCACACGCGCGCGCGAGCGCATACGCGCCCATGTGCCTACCGTGCGTGCGCATACGCGCGGTTCAGGATACGCGCGGTGCTCGGGTGTCGGATACGCGCGGTTGGTGGCCGGCGTCGAGGGCCTCGGTTACGCGCCGCAGCCCCGTAAGGATCGAGCGATTCGCAGCCCCGCTAGACAGACTCCTCCCCTGGGAAAGCGGGGCTTCCGTCTTGAGTTGAGTGCGGGGCTTCGATACGATTGAGCGATGGACGGACATCTTCCCCCGCTGTATCAGTGCGACCTGTGTGGCCGCGACATTCTTCGGATTGAGAAGGACGTGTGGCTGCGCATCGAGGGCTATACCCGCATCACGAAGAAGGGCAAACTCAATGCCGGCGATGTGAAGATGCTGAAGATGATCGGCGGGGTTGCCTGTCAGACCTGTGTTGATCTGAAAGACAACCCCCCTGACATGTCTCTAACTCTGTTCTGATTAGATCAGAGTCACCTTGGTGCTCTCGACCCAACGCTCGCCACGGCCCGAGATGGGCGTGACCTTAAGGTCGATGTGTCCGTAGCGGAATCGAGCGTCCGTCACGGTGATCGAGACGATCAGTCCCTCCACGTCGATGGTGCCCATTCGGTGCTTAAACTCATCGAGGTTCGTATCGGTGATCTTCTTCTTGGTTTCTGTTGCTTCCACTTGTAGTTCCTTTCTATAGGTGGGTGTTGCTGTTGGTTGATGTTAGAAGGGCTCTTCGCCCTTTGTCAAGGCGACGCGGATCAGAGGCCTGTGCCGGCTTCCCGACATGAGCCACGCGATCGAGTCACGTAGTTGCCGTTCGATCACCTCGTAGTCCTCCATGGGGAGAGCCATGATGTTGGTGATGTCACGCTTGGCGTTGTTCAGGATGAGCAGGGCTCGCTCCTGGGGGTTGAGTTTGGTCATCTCTGGCTCCTCGATTGGTTCACGGAACATGGTTCAGATCATCTCTCCTTCTTCGTCCAACTCGAACCAGTCGAGTTCGACACACTCGCGGGCGAGTTCGCCTCGTGCTTCTTTCTCGTCGAGCATTCGTGCCGACAGTTCGCGCGCCTGATCTGAGTCGTCGGCGTGGACGTAGGTACGGACGATGTATTCGACCATGTAAAACTTCGTCATGGGTTCCTCTCTGTGGGGTTGTTCTCCCCCCACACCTGAATCTATCAGGCGCAGGGGGAGCGGTCAAATCAGACCGTGGTGGACTCGGGCCGCATCCGGAAGATGTCGTTCAGCGGGAGCACTCCCCGGATGACGCTCTCCGGCACGTCGTGGTTGTCGCCGTCGTACTCGCCGGCTTCGTTGAGACCGCCCACGACCACGCAGGGACCGTAGAGCGGACGAGCGAACAGGAGCGATGCGACGAGGTTGGGCGCCATGCCATCGGTCAAGCCGGTGTCATTGACGTACCCGACGATCGCACCGTCACGGGACCGTACGCAGTCGAACCAACCGCCGACCATCGAGTTGATGTCGATGTGCTCGGGCGCAAGGTTGCGGACATTGACGAGTCCTCGCTCGGAGTCGTCGTGGATGAACAGGATGTTCATTGGGTTTCCTTTCTGTTGTTGGTGGGGTTGCCCCCCACCACTGAATCTATCAGTGGCAGGGGGCTGAGTCAAATCAGCCGTAGACGAGCGTCCCGAACACAGCCCACTGAAGGACCACGTCGGCGGCGTCCGAATCGAAGTCGTCGTCCTGGATCGCCCGGGCGACAACCCGGTAGCCGGGCTTCTCCTCCTTGACGAACTGCTCCGCCAGCCGGCGGATGGCGGTAGCCGACATCGTCGTGAAGATGGCACCGTCCTCGTCGTTCGGATCGTCCATCCCGATGGTGATGGCATCGTCGCCGTCCACATCCAACTGGCGATACCAGTCGTACGTGTCCGCTCCTGAGAAGACGAGGTGGTCCACCACGTCCTGAGTGCTTGCGTTCCAGCGCATTGTGCGCTCCTTTCTTGTTGGGGAGCCGTTCTCCCCGACAACCCTGAACCTATCAGCCCCAGGGGTCGCTGTCAAATCGGGCCGAGGTGGTGGAGGGAGAGAGGAACGGGCGCACGCACGCACATACGCACACCGTGCGCACGCGCGAGGGCATACGCGCTGTGCCGGCATACGCGCCATCCTGGGATACGCGCGGTTTTGATACGCGCGGTTTTGATACGCGCGGTTTTGGCCGGCAGCCCCGCTAGTTATTTGCTTCGGCAGCCCCGCATCTAGCGATGTGCGCGGGGCTCTCGACCCTCGTATGGGGACGGGGCTCTAGCCCAGATGGTGGGCGGGCGAGTGGGGCCAGGTTGCCCTGACCCCCTTCACCTCATGCTACGGCTGAGTCGCCGATGGCGCCGGCATTGAGCGCGACGAGTATCTCCTGAACCGCCATGAGAAACTCGATGTCCGTGGCGGGCCTGCTGTCGCCGGCTTCGTCGTAGACGAGGTAGGTCCTGTCGATCAGGTGCTCATCGAGCGCGTGCTCTAGAGCCTCCGTGATCGAGCAGAGAACCCACTTGTCGTCGAGGATGTCCTGTGCGAGCGCGCCCAGGCTCATCGCGCCACCTCCGTGTTGTTGAGGCCCCACGAGATGGCCTTCATGAGGTACACGGCCAACTCGTCGGCCACGTCGGACAGGCGTACGATGTCGTCGCCGGTGTCGATGTCGGCCCACTCGGTGGGCGAGACGAACTCGTCGTTCTGAAGAACAGCCACCTCTTTGCGGCCGAACGACTCCACGATGGAGAACATCGCGCCGTTGGGCAGGATGGGCTGGATGCGCTGGATGTGGTCGGACATGATTCCTTCTTTCTGTTTGATGGGGTTGGGCCCCCTGCTACTGAATCTACAGTAGCAGGGGAGGTTGTCAACTCAGTCTTCGTACTCGTCGAAGCAGGAGTCGATGAACGCTTGGAGGTGGTGACCCTCCGCGATCGCCCACGCCGGCGCGTGAGTCGAGTCACGGTAGGTGATTCCGTCCGGCAACTCGATGAGCGTGTTCGGCTCGTCCATGACGATCGCGTCGATGGCCTTCATGCACGGCTCGATCATGCTGAGCGGAACCGGCGGGTAGTGGTTCGACGTGAGGTGCCACGTGAGTTGCTGTTCGAGGCTGATCGGCATTCCTGCCATCTCGGTTGCTGATTGGTGTCCCATTGTTTCTCTTTCTGTTTGGTGGCCGGGGGCTTGCGCCCCCGGCCGGGATTGGTCAGAGGGTGATCCTGATGACCTGGACTTTGCTGGAGCCTTCCTCCAGGATCAGGTTGGCAACTTCTTGGGCCTGCTCGTAGTTGTAGAACAAGTCCACGAAGTTGCTCTCGTCGTCCGTCAGGACGAGGTAGTTGTCGCCAGCGCGGAGGTTGATGGTGTGCATGGTTGTCAGTCTCCCCAGTCGAGGTCGCGCTCGCGCTCGCGCACTCCGTCTGCCCAAGCGCATAAGCACTCGTCGCAGAGCACAGTGTCGAACGACTTTCTGTAGTGGCCTTGCTCTTCCTGGCAGTGTTCGCAGGTGTCGGTGGTCATGGTTTCCTTTCTGAGTCGGCGGGGTTGCCGACAAACCTGAACCTATCAGTCCCAAGGGTCGGTGTCAAACCGGCCATGTGCCAACCGTGGCCCTATAGATAGGGGCCGGCCATAGATAGGGGGCCGGGCCGGCCCTTCATAGATGGGGCCGGCAGGGTGGAGATACGCGCCAATCTCGTCGGCCCCAGGGATACGCGCCGATCCTGAGATACGCGCGATCGCGCGCGCTGCAGCCCCGGCAGAACGAATGCACGCGGGGCTCTGCTGCTATTGTAGTAAGCGGGGCTTCCATGGACGACGACGCGACACCACTCGACATTCTTCGACTGCCCTGGGTGCGCGTATCACACGAGGTCAAGGAGAGCCGGCTCGCGATCTGTATGGACTGCGATCGACTCAATGCGCTGAGCCAGTGCCGTGAGTGCGGGTGCGTGATGCCACTCAAGGTGCGTGTCCCCTCGGCCCGATGCCCACTCGGTAAGTGGGACGCTCAAGCCTGAGGGGACTACACCTCGATCACTGCTTGGCGAGAATCTGACGCTCGGCCTGACCGATCATTCGGTTCAGGTCGGCCCGCAGAGTGTGGATGTCGTTCAGAGCCTGACGGGTCGAGGCCTCGGGGAAGATTCGGTACAGGTGATCATCGAGCGCTCGCTCGTAGTCCCAGAGCAGGGTCTCGATGTTCTGAAGGGTCTCGGTGGTGGTCGTGATGGTGATGTTCATGTGTTCCTCTCGGGGTGATAGTTGATGTTGGGGTGGCTAGGGGGCTTGCGCCCCCCAGCCTCGGAGTGGGTCAGAAGGCGACCTCGGCCTCTGCCCACCAGAACTCGATTGCGTCGGCAAGCGGGCCTGCTCCGGCTTCCTCCATGATGTCCGGCGTGTTCTCGCCCTCGCGACGCATTACGGTCGTCCACTCGGAGCCGTTGTAGGCGACGGTGATTCGCACTCGGATACGATCAGGACTCTGGCTCGGGGGCGTGTCCGTGGGCGTGTCCGTGATCGGAGCCGCCCAGCCCGTACACACGAAGCCCACGGCGGTCGCCCCACGGGGGCGCGTGACGGCGGTGTCGCCGTCGAACATGTCGTACGGGTCGTGCGACTGTCCGATCATCCAAGCCCCATCGGGGTCGGTGACATACAGGCGACTGTACATGTCGAACTGGTTGTCGCCCAACTCTCGGTGGACAAGTTCGTCGATCGTGCTCGCGATCTGGGTGATGGTGGTCATGGTTTCCTTTTTCTGCTGTTGGGGTTTCCCCTCACCTCTGAATCTATCAGGGGTAAGGGAGACTGTCAAATCGGGGGAGGGTGGGGGGCTTTCGCCCCCCGTCCCTCGGTCAGACCTTGCTGACTCGCACCTGCTGGTAGGTGGTCAGCGTGGTCACGGCTTCCGCCACCTCGGGGGCGATGTTCCCGAGGGTCAGAGCCGCCTTCCACTTCGTGCCGTCCACTTCCTGCTTCGTGACGCTGGCGAACACCTCGCTGGTGACGAGTTCCGCCAGTCGGGTCGGGTCGTACTTAGGACGCTCGCCCCTGACGATGGCGACCTTCGTGCCGTCCACGACTGCGAAGTCCACGCCGGCTTTGGCGTAGGCCTGCTGGAGCATGGCTTCGGCTCGGGCTTTCGCCTGCTCCGCTTCCTCGCAGGCCTTGCGGGCGTTCAGGTAGTCGATGACTGACTGGGTGAGTGTGGTCATGGGTTTCTCTCTTTCTGGGTTGGTGAGATGGGTTCGGGGTGGGTGGGGCTTATCGCCCCACCAACTCCCGAGTGAGGGCGGTGCGGAAGTTGCTCTCCGCCGTGGCGAGCAGGGCTGAGGCCTCCCACTTCTCGGTGAGCGTGGAGTCAGCGTCGGCGTACACCTCGGCACAGTAGGAACGAGCCTGAGCGAGGTACGCTCGGGGCATGACGAGCCGAGCGTCGGCCTCGGGGGACAGGGTGGGCATGGGCATGGTGGGCATGGCTTCCTTTCGGGGTTGGTGGTGGGTGGTGTTCCCTCCACCCCTGAACCTATCAGGGGTAGAGGGGACTGTCAAATCGGTCGGCGGTAGACCCAGCAGTAGTGCCGGATGATGTGCCGCTTCCAGATGAGCGACTCCTCACGGAGGTCGGGCGAGGTGGCGAACCGACGGGCGAGGTCGAACACCTGACGGGTCGTGAGTCCGACGCTGGTGGTGCGTTCGCCCACGTTCACGGCCATGAGTTCGTCACAGGCCTGACGAATCTCGTCCCGCAGGTCGGGCGGGCAGACGCTCAGGTCGTCGGACTGGATGGTGGTGAGTACCTGCCTCCACAGCATGGTGGCTCCTTTGCTTCGGTCGGCGGTGTTGCCGACAAACCTGAACCTATCAGCCCTAAGGAGCCGAGTCAAATCGTGCCATCTAGCAGGGCAAACGCACCGAAACCCCTGCTCTTGTGCCTACCGTGGCTCGGTCTGCTAGGTTGGGGGGCATAGATAGGACAGGACGAGCCGGTGGGATACGCGCGGTTTCAGCCGGTTCCGTACATACGCGCCGGTCTGGCGATACGCGCGCTCACGGCGAGCGAGGATACGCGCGGTGGGCGAGAGCCCCGTATTCTCTGCCGGCCCTCGAGCCCCGCTGGTCACCAGCGTGAGCGGGGCTTACGACCTCGATGTGTCGTTACAATGATCGAGGCGGGGCTTCCGGCCCTGGTTGGGCCGAGGCCTCCTATCCCTCGTAGTCCCATTCCCAGTGGCCGTCATCGAACAGCATGATCCCCTCGGGGTGATCGCACAGGTCGATGTTGAGTGGCGCGTTTGTCGTCCATGTGAAGTCACGGTTCACGTTCACCGCGCACGGGTTGTCGGCGGTGAGGCTAGCCATCTCGACCAGTTTCGCGCACCCCGTGCCGGCGAGGAACAGGACCGCTCCCCAGAACACGACTCGGACGAGCGCCCGGATTTGGTAGTAGTTCATTCTGCCCTCCACTTTCGACAGGCACTCTTGCGAGCCTGTGCTTTCTTGTTCGGCATCGTCGATGCTCGCAGACGCTGGGTAGCGAAAGCAAATCGATCTTGCTCGTTCCACTTCTTGCGGTTCATCGGGTTCCTTTCTTTCGGTAGTAGGTAGGGGGACGGCTTCCCCACCACTGATTCTAGCAGTGGCAGGGGAGCCTGTCCAGTCGGTCAGACGATCCGCCACTCCAAAA